CTGACTTATAATCCATTTCCTCATCGTTCCAATACGTGACAGATACCTTTCTTTCCCGCTCTCCTCCTGACACGATTCCCGCATCTATGATCGCTTTAACGACTATCTTTTCACCCAGATACAGTTTCCGGATCGGTACTGTCAGGCTCGTCTTATAATTCGGCGATGTCTGACGGTGGAGCAATGCCGTTGCATCACGGGATGCATCCAGTTCCAGTCTCTGATTAGGTGTACTTTTATATTTCTCCAGATATTTGTTCGGAAGGACGGTATTTCCAAATTTTATAAGCCATCCTTTAAAAGCCATAGTCCTTCCTCCTTACACAAGCAGCGGATTTTTTCCTGTCTGCTTTCTTGCCAACCGGTTACGTTTTACCACATTTTCGTACACTACCTTTCCATCCAGATTGATCATCAGCTGAATGTCTCCACCCAGTCCAGCACCTGCCTCTTTCAAGGCTTCCAGCAATGCCTGCTTGATCGTAGACAATGGAGAGACCACTTCTGCTTCCCGATTGTTATCTCCAAGGATCGCCGCAAATTCTCCGGCCTGTCTTGGAACAACGGTTCCTGTAGCCAGTCTAGGAAGTTTCATTGATGAGACATTAAATCCAAAATGCTGACCACCAGCAAGGGGCACCCAGTCCGGTACATCAAAACTGATACCATTTAAACCTTCCACAATATGATTGATCGCAACTTCTACTGTGGAAATGATCCCGTTAAAAACACTCTTAAATATATCTTTTATACCATTTAAGGCCTTTTCCATATCTCCGGTAAATACGCCCTGTATAAACTCCAGGATGCCGTTTAAAGCGTCTGTTACACCTTGGGCTGCAGTGCTTACTACTGCAAGAAGCGCAGTAAAAAATCCTCCAACATTTTCAATGGCTGCACCAATAAGCGGGGCAAAACTCTGAACGATCCAGTTTAAAAGCGACTGCAGTACCTGGTTCCATAAGACGGTTAGGGTATCTGCAACGTTTCCGAATAATTCTACAAAACTTTTAATAAATGGCTGCAAATATTGGCTTTTGACTTCTGTAAATTTATCTGCCACTTTCTGAAGTGCCGGCAATATGTATGTTTCAAATGCTTCCAGAGCGCTTTTGTGGATTTCTGTAAGTCCCTCTGTAAATGCGTCAAACATAGGTGCTACATGCTCATCATATGTCTGGTTTATCTGATCAAACGCATCTGTAAACAGATCTTTAAGATCTCCCATTATCTGAGCAGCAACTCCCAGAAGCCCGTCAAATGCCTGTTTAAAACCGGCCGTATTATTTGTAAGAGGCGTCAGCAGGGCGTTTAAAAGATCCCACCCAAGCTTGGCAAACACTTCTGTCAAACCCATGAAGGAGTTGGAAAAAAAGCCGATCAGATTTGCAGTAAATGTCTGCCCGTTTTCATCTGCAAAGACACTGAATACTTCTGCGAAAGCTGCGGAAAAATTTGCCACAATATCTGCTATGTCCCCGGTTATATCAAACATGTCTATGATATATTGCTTGATCCGTTCTCGGACTTCTTCCAGATACTTTGCAGTGCCACCGACCAGGTTTGCTGCCAGCGTAATACCAACTGACGCAACAGAACCTGCAATCACGCCTAAATCATAGACCATTTTATTTCCCCAGGTACTTGCTGCAGCCTGGACTCGCGGATCTGAAAAAATATCAGCCAGGCTTTCCTTAATACTCTGAAGCCCTTTCTGGATCGTAGCGAACCGGGAAGTAGTATCTCCTAATCCTACCTTAAATCCTTTGGCAAACAGATTAGACAGATCACTCCATTTCTTTTTTAATGCATCCAGGGCTTTTGACAGTGAGCTGGATACTGCCACCGTTTCAAACATCTGGGACGGATCTGTTCCGGAACCGCCGCCTCCGCCACCTGCATTATTTTGACTTAAGACATTTAATTTATCAAAAGCTGCCAGACTATTCTTTGCATCTTTTGCTGCGCTTCCTGTCTTTTTAAGACTTTTTGCATAATCTTCCTGGGTCTTCTTAGCCTTCACAAAGGTGGATTTCCCAGTTAATGCCGCTACCAGTTGCCCGATCCAGGCCAGTGCCTGGGCTATCGCATCAATCAATGCAGTGATTGCCGGTACCGCAACACTTAAAATGGGAGCAAAACCGGCTGCCAGGCTGTTCTTTAAATACAATAAAGAAGAGGACAGACCGGATAATGTCTGGTTTGCGCTTCCGGAATATCTTGCAAGGTTTTGAAAGCCTTCCTTTGTCGCGCTCATCACTGCCATTACCGCCTGCATGACAAACCGCATCATCATCATGCGACTGATCCGGCCTAAGAGCTGCATCCCTTTCCCTGAGTTTTTCGCCGCTTTACCAGCGCCATTTACAGAGTCCCTTAATTTATCCGCAGATGCTTTTGCCTTTTTCTGTCCGGCATCTGCATTTAAAAGAGATTTTTTATATTCATTCTCTGCCTGGATCACCTGCTGCAGTTGAACATAGGTCTGATCATAATCTGCATCTCCAAGTGATATTCCCTGCTGCTCCATTCCCAGTAGTTTACTTCTGAGTGCTTCCTTCTGTCCTTCAAAAGAGTCTGCGTCAAACTGAACCGGGATTTTAACAGGAGTGGTAAGGTTCTTTTTATAAGTGTTCAATTCGGACTGTGCCTGGTTTAAAGCTTTATAGGTACTGTCATACAAGGCATCACCAAAGCTTTTTCCCTGGCTTTCCAGGTCTTTGAGTTCTTTCTTTAAACGATCAATCTTCCCCTGCAGGGAGTCCGCCGGAAAAATAACTGCGTCTGGCGTTGGATTAGTCAGTTCCTGCTTATAATCTTTTAAAGCCTGCTTGACTTTTTCCAACTTCAGATAAGCCTCATCATATTTTTCGTCACCAAAGTACATCCCCTGGCTTTCCAGGTCTTTGAGTTCTTGCTTCAATTCGCTGATCTTCTGTGCAAATTCATTGGTTGCCTTTTCCGCTTCCTCTTCTCCGGATACATACTTATCAATAAATTCTATTGCCGCAGGATCATAACCATATGCTGAAGGATCGTCTACCTTTACCCGTCTGGCAGGTGTCGGCTCCTGTTCCTGGTATTCCCCACGATCTACTTTGATGGCATCCATCTGTTCCTGCAGGCTTTTGGTCTGTCTTTCTGCCTGTTTAGCTGACTCTGTTACCTGATCAATTCCCTCAGCTGCCTTGGAAGACTGGGCTGCTGCTGTTTCTGCCGCCTGGCCCACATTGTTAAATGCACTGGAAATATTGTCAGAAAGCCTGTCAACTGCTTTAGTGAGTCTGTCAAAAGCTTTTTCCAGTGTTCCGGTTCCTTTTTCCAGTCCAGAGGTATCAATTTTTGTATCAAATTTCAGACTGCCATCAGCCGCCATATCCTCACCTCTTTTCCAGGCATCAAAATAAGACGCTGTCACGCGCCTCAGCCTAATAACTTATTCCAATAGTCAATTTCTTCCTGTTCTTCTTTCGTATACCGTTTCTTAAGGTCACAGATCTTTTTATTGTTTCTACGAAATTCTCTTTCCCATTTTTCCAGGTGCTTACCTTTTGCCATTTTCTGCCGGATCCCCAGTACGGTGGAAAAGATACCTTCCCGGATTTCCATGAAATATCCCACAAAGGTCCACCAGTGAATATATGGGACGGATCTTACTTCGCATCCGGCCACCTGGTTGATAGCCGGAAACAGGATCGGCTCATCCTGCTCCCAGTCCATCACCTTGACCGGCATTATATCCTCTTCATCTTCCTGGCCACAGTCCAGGAACCAGAGCGCCTTTTTAGCTGCCTCTTCATAAAGTTCCTTTGGCATATCTGTCCAGCCTTCATACAGGATCTTACACATAACCACGTGAGCTTCTTCTACCGTAAGCTCTGGATCATTAAACGCCTGCATGATCACCAGGATATCCCTGTAGTCCGTTCTGATCTTCCATTCCTTTTTGCCTACCTTAAGAGTGACAGGAAGCTGGCCTAACCGGATCATTTTGTATAGCCGGCCGTATACTTCTGGATCCGCTTATTGCTTGCCTCTACTCCGGCTTTCATGTTTTTCTTGATGATCGGCATCAGACCGTTCATAACGGACTCAAACAGGAGCTTTCCGCCTTTTACTGGTGAAAATGGAGACTGACCATTAAACAGCGTGTCATAAACGTCTGCGTTAAAAATAGCATTAAAACAGTCTTTTACGCCCTGCTCTGCTTTCTTCCACTCAATACTTGCATTTTCATCTGTTGGATCTACGGTACCGTCCTCCAAAAGCTTGACGTTGCCCTGAAGCTCATCTTTCACATGCCCCAGCTTCTCCATTTCATCCATGCAGCGCTGCCACATATTCAGATCAGAAGGATTAATCCGGATCACACGGTCCGGATCATCATTTATCATGTACTCCTTATAACCTTCATCAAATTTAAGGCTTTCCATATATAGTCTCCTTATTCACTGTCAGGTGTAAACGTCTTTGTTTCTAAGGCAAAAGTTCCCTTTACTCTGTTGCCTGTATGATGTACATTAAACGGGATCTGATAACCGGTGGTATCTCCGCCATAGCTTGACACTTCAATAATCACATCTTCGCGATAAGCCACATAAGAGCCTGCTGCTCCAGATGCCGACTCCCAAAGGTGTACTTCAACAACGGTAGTTTTTAAGTCATCTAGGGTCTGACGTTCATCAATGATCCCCTGAAGCCGTTCAAACATAGGATCACCCACAACCGCATAAAACGGATCTGCCGTAGCCTGTGGCTGGTAGCTGTCCAATGTAACGGATGTTTCACCCAGAATATTGTTCTTGGTATCCACATTGGCATTCATTTCTACGTTGTATTCTTCCAGGTCTTTTCCTAAACGGACATAAGCTGTTTCCTTTGTGCCCGGAAGAGCAGAGTCAATAAAGTTACCCATGAATTTTCTTTTGATCTTCTGTCCTGCAATAGGTGCTTTATCTGCCATTTATTCTTCCTCACTTTCTACTTTGTACTGGGCATAGATCTGCAGCTGATACATAACGCCCTGATCAACGGTATCTCCCATCAGGCCCATGCTCATGGCATTGGCTGTGGTTGCCTTTAAAAATGTGGCCTCTTTCACTTCATCACCCACATTTACTTCTATTCCACTCTCTTCTGGAAGCTGCTCTAGCCAATAGGCCAGTTCCAAAAGGAAATTGCTGTTTGCCAGCCGGTTGTAATCTGTAAAGGACTGTCCCACTGCATACATAACAAAGTTATGCCTGCGGATCTGATTACCCAGGATATCTTCTTTCACCAGGCTGTCACCATTGCTGGACAGGCCGTAATTAACCGGATCCGGTTCTGTAAAATCAATGTGAATATCATCACCGGTCAGAAACTCGGATATCTTGGGATATTCCGTTAGTTTCTGACGCATATATTCAATGATCGTCATATCCTGCCTCCTCTGCTAAGCACTGCCTGCGCCGCCTGAAGGATATCATCCTTATGATCTGCTTTCATACGTTCAAACCATTTCTTTCCGCGCATAGGAGCACCAGCATAAGTCAGCTCTTTTCCTGTTGGTACCTTGATCTCATTTTTCTTCGCCCAGGCACTTCCAGTTGTTGGTGACACATAAAGGATGCCTTCATACAGGTAATGAGCAAACGGACCGGGAGTATCAATCTGGCCTGAACCGATTGTAGTGGCAGCCACCATCAGGTGTTTCAGCTCGCCGGCCTGACGCCTTGGCATATAATCACTCATATAGCGCATACATTCACTGTCGATTGCTGCTTGCACAGGTCCATTTTCAGCAACTTTATGTCTACGCCGCATTTCTGCCGTAGAAAGCATTTTTATAACTATTTTCATGGTTACACCTCCTACTTACAGGACAGCTCATAATGCTGGACCGCTTCACTACCATACAACCGTTCATCCACAGTTGTAACTGTTACATATCCATGGCTTGCTTTCAACGCTGCCAGTGACTTTGACATGGTTTCCTGACTGCTGCAGTCTATTTCGTCTTCAACGATACCTTTTACAGCCAGATCCTTTCCCTGGGTAAACGTAAGTGGATTGCAAAGACTTTCCAGCGGGATTACCAGAAGAACTGACGCTGCATCACGCTGGCCTGTTTTTAGAAAAGTAGACTGCCTCACATCTTCCCAATAAACATCTTCAACCGGTATCCGGATGTATCGCATATCCTTGCCGCATTTGTGGTATAAATACAAGGTTACATCTGCATTAGTAAACATCAGCACACCCCCTGATAGCATAAACCGGTATTTTCCAGCCATTTCTTAACGATCTGGTTTTGCTTCCTTATGGCAGCTTCTGTTAATTCCTGCGAAGATCCATAGGAAGCCGAATAAGTTCCGATCTTTTCAGAAGTCTTTCCGGATGCATTTTTTTCCGTCTTTTCCTGCCGACAGATAACCTCTGCCAGTTCACAGCAGCATAATTTTGCTTCTTCCGGAACATCTTCCATAATCGTCAGCCGTCCGAATGTATACTGATCCATGATCTGGCTTGCCTGTCTGGCATAAAAAGGAAAACCGGAGCTGATGGCCGCTTTCCTTCCAAGAAGATATTCATTTTTATAAAACTCTTCATCTGCATAAACCATCAGCTTTTTTCCTTTCTTTTATCACGCATTTTTGATAAGGGTTACATCCTTCGTTACTGCAGATGCAACCACCGTTACGGTCTCAGTGATCTGACTGTATCCGGTCTTTTTGATCTTTGCCGGATATGTACCAGGTCGCAGGTTAAATACTGCTTCGCCTGACGCATTGGTCTTTAATCTGGATCCATTTACATCTACAATAGCACCTTCAATTGCTTCCGGACTTCCTGCGTTATCCTTTACAGTAAAGGTTACAGTCTGAGTAGTTACCGGTGTTGCCGGTTCCAGATAAGCAAACGGGCAGCCTACACGGTCCTCATCCATTCTGGTTGCCGGATTTGGAAGAGCCCAACCCATACGAAATACAATACGCAGAGCTACCATATCCTGCTGAGCCAGGTTATAAACGATATCCTTAGTGATCGGATCCTGGATAACTCCCTGGTCAAGGATCTTTACAGTAACGTCCTGACGAATTGCATATACCGCCTGCTTAAAATCACCTACGATTAGTTGAGCAATGCTGTTATCATAAGCACCGTTCTGCGGGAAATACATAGGCGCACCGTCCAGTGCGTAATTAGTGGATCCCTGCATGTCGCTCTTAAAAATCGGTGTTCCGTCCGTTGCCTTGATGCCTCTTAACTTTGCTCTCATACCCATGGCTGCCAGAGCGCCAGTTGCCATGTAACCATCCTCTTCAACTTTGGAGATCACGCCATTCTCTCCCAGAAGCAGGTTGTAATAATCCGGAGTAGATCCAGGTGCTACGTTGTTGCCTGCCTGACGTGCCAGGGTGATGATATCGTTCTGCCATACTCTCGGGCGATTTACACCGAAGATGATCGCAGAGTCTACTCTCTGGCCGATTGCTTCATTTACTCTTGGAGTGATCTCACCAAAAATATCAAACTCCGCATCATCTAATACTGCCTCTGGGATCGGCACGATAACAGCCAGCTCAGCTGCATCCAGATATACGTTATCCCAAGCCTGGCGGC